ATCAAACACACAAGGAGATATTACAAGCACAGTACAAGCAAATACTAAAGCTGGATTTAGTATAGTTACATATACAGGAAATGGAAGTTCAGCACAATCCATAGGACATGGTTTATCTTCTGGTTCGCCAGAATTTATTATTGTAAAAAATAGAAGTGCTGGTGATGATTGGGCAATTTATCATCATAGTTTAGGAAATTCAGCTCATATAATTTTAAATTCAAGTGCAGCTCAAACTACAAGTAGTGCTTATTGGGGAAGTTTTACTCCAACAACTACTTTATTTAAAGTAGGTAGTGACCATAAATTAAATGCTAGTAGTGAAAATTATGTAGCATATCTCTGGCATGGAGTTGAAGGTTACAGTAAATTTGGAAAATATACTGGAAATGGTGATGCAGATGGACCATTTATTTATACAGGATTTAGACCACGTCTGATATTTGTCAAAAGAATAGACTCAACTGCAAGTTGGTATGCTTGGGATACTGCTAGAAGCACTTTTAATAAAATAGATGATTATTTAGAGTGGGACCAATCTAATGCTGAAGAAACAAGTTATGCAGGTCAGGCTTATGATTTTTTAAGCAATGGATTTAAAGCTAGAGGTAATAATAATATAGGAAATTCTACTGGTGGAACTTACATATATGGAGCATGGGGTGATGTGCCATTTAAATATAATAATACTTTTTAGGAGGTGAAATAATATGTGGGCTTTAATAAAGGATAATAAAATAGAGGAGATTATAAGATTTCCCAAAACAATGGTAATAGATGATGTTACTCATTCTAGGCGAATATTTACATCTTGGTCTTGGACTGAATTAAATAACATAGGTATTTATACAGTAGAAGCTGGAACACAAGGTGATGACAGGTTTCAAATAACAAGTCAACCTACTTACACTTATAGTGCTTCTGGGAAAAAAGTAACTACTGCATACACTACTACAGATAAAGCATTAGATGATGCTGAAGCTAAAGATGAATCTGGTAATAATATATTAGATGAAAAAGGTAATAAGACTTATAACTATGGTTTAAAAACACAAGCTAAAGAAAAAGCAAAGCAACAAGCAAATAGTCTTATAAATCGTTTTAATTGGCTTGTAGAGAGGTCTATTTATGATAGTAGTAAATCTATACCAGATGCAGTAAAAACTTATGTAGCATCTATAAGAACTGATTGTGCTAATATAGAAAAAGCAATAGATGATGCAAGTGATATGACAGCATTTAGAAAACTATATGATTGGGAATACAATGAAGATGGTAGTGTTAAAACTATAGCACCGATACAAAACTGGAGTGATGATTATGATGTTAAAACGTATATTAGATAAAATTAAATCTCTATTTAAAAAAAAACTTAGAAGAGGTAGACCTAAAAAAAGGAGACCCTTTTGATGACGATTGATCCTTTTTTAGTTTGGAATGTAGTTCTTTCTTTTATAGTTGTACCTTTTGGTTGGGCATTTGGTAAATTATTTTCAGAAGTAAAAAGATTACAGCTTCATCTTAATGTTACACGTGAAACATATGCTACTAAATCTGAATTAAATAATGAAGCTAGAGAAACAAAAGAAGCTATAATAAGACTTGAACAAAAACTAGATAGGATTGCAGATAGATGGTCGAGCCAGTAACAGCAGTTCTTACTGGCATAGCACTAGTAAAACAAGCAACCTCATTTATAAAAGAGAATATCAATACAGTACAAGATATTTCTGGTATAGCAAAACAAGTAGATCAAATGTTTGCTGGTCAACAAGAGATTAATAAAGAAAGAAATAAAATAGCAAATAGTACAGCTAATGAGTTAGGTTTATCTAATGTTACCCAAAGTATAATTGATGCTAAATTAGCCAATGAACAAATGCAAGAAGTAAAGAATATGATAAATCTTAGATTCGGACCTAACACTTGGGATCAGATTCTTTTGGAACGCAAACGTAGAATAGAAGCAGTTAAACAACAAAAGTTATTAGCTAAAAGGAGAAAGATAGAAAAACAAAGAGAAATGATGGCTACTGCAAAACAAGCTACAATCGGTATAGGCATAGTAATATTAATTCTTATCTTTAGTATTATAGTATATGTTGCTTTTGCAGAAGAAACAAATACAGCTGAATGTATGGTTTTTAAACCTAAGTATTATATGATCTGTATGAATGAAGGGCATGAGTATGCATTAATAGAACAACAGTTAGATATACTTGAATACAAAAAAACTCACATAATAATAAAGGAGAATCAAAATGGCATTGACAGCACTAATAGGACCTGCGACTAAACTAATTGGTAAGTTTGTTAGAGATAAAGATAAACAGGCACAACTTGCACACGAGATTTCAACTATGGCAGAAAAGCATAGCCAACAACTTATGATGCAACAACTAGAAGTAAACAAAGCTGAAGCTAAAGGTAATTGGTTTCAATCTTCGTGGCGACCTCTCGTTGGTTGGATCTGTGCAATATCGTTAGGAATTAATTTCATGGTCTCGCCGATTTGTGCTGGATTTGGTATAACAATACCTCAAGCAGACATGAGTGTAATGATGCCATTGCTTTTAGGTATGCTCGGACTTGGTGGTTTGCGATCTTTTGACAAGTTAAAGAAAACTGATACTAAAACTTTGAAAAAGTAGGTACAATCATAAGCAAAGATTATTTAGTGGCACTCAGTGGTCATTTAAACGACTCGAAAAATCCCAGTTTTCTGGGCTAATCGTAGAACTTACCACCAGCTTCTTTCATTAGTAAAACTATTTTTTTTGCTCTGCTTTTAGTTTGTTCAAACCATTTTGAATCTTCTGCTTCTATACTTGCCTTGTCATAATTGCCTTCTTCGAGGGCGGCAATCATATTTTTAAACTTACTAAATCTAGTTATGCCTAAATTAAATGCCATATTGTATACAGCTTTTTGTATTGGATGTGGTGCTGTTTTCATAAAAGGATAATTAACATCTACTTCTGCAATCACTTCTTCTATTCTTGCTTTTAATAATAACCTTGCTTCTCTTTCAGATAATCCATGATTTTGTATTTCTATACCATATCCTATTGTCTTTAATCCAGCTGGACAATCATAAACAATATGCCTACCATGTTCTGTTTTAACTGAACCTTCATCTCTTACTAAATCATTTACTAAATCATCAATCATTTTACTATCCTATATTTATCTATTTTAATTTTTCTATCTTTTCTTTTTCTCTTTTGCTCCGAGTTTTCATACCCCCCTCCTTTCATATAAGGGGGTGCTGAAAACTCTTGTCTTGTATGACCTTGAACTATTATATCTTCATAACAATCAGTACAATAATATTTACCACCTTTCCATTTTACAGCTGGTTCATTACAATATCTGCATTGTTTCTTTAATGCAGCCATCTTCCAAGCATCATCAAACATTCCCATTCTTATCTCCTATAAATATACTATATTACCTTTTTTCTTTTGTGCAAGATTAACCTTAATCTTATATATTTTAGATAAAACTTGTATAGTTCTAGGAGTGGGTATTTTTCTTTCTGCATTTACAATGGTCGATATAGATAAGCCAGACTCATTGGCTACCTCTAAAAGAGTATAGCCAAGATTATGTCTAGCTTCTCGGAGAATTTTACATATATTAGAATGGCGGTGCATCATCATCTTTTACACCAGCACTATCTTTTTTCTCACATAGTTCTATTCTACTATCAAATCTACCACATACAATACTTGTGTAGTAAGTGCCATCTTCTAGTTTAGAATATTGTAGTTCGCCCTGAACAAATACAATCATACCTTTTTTAATATATTGCATAACAAAGTTTGTTTTGTATGGATCGAACACACTTATCTTATGATGATGTGCTTTACGATTCTCTTTGCTACCAGAGTTTGTAGTTACAACTAACTTACAATACTCATCATTCTTCATAGCTTCTGGATCTGTAGCACAATGTCCTAAGATTGTTACTTGATTAACTGTCTGCATTTTTTTCTTTCCTTTCTTTAATTGTTTTTACTTGCTCGGTATATCTAAGTCTAAACTTTTCTTTAGTCTTATTATCCAATGCATCTATTTCTTCTTTGTAAGTTTTGAATACACCTTGCAACATTTCTTGATCAGAACATTCTGATAAATTAGAAGTAAACTCATTATACAATCTAGTAATAGCTTTTGTATCTGGTTCACTTGCAAGGTTGGCATCATCATCATCATCACCAACAATGCCAAGTAATGCACACATACCATATCTTCTAGCATATGTGATAGATCCACCAAGTTTCTGTGGATCATTAGCATCTTTAGATACTAGAGGTATGCCACCATCACAAACTACCTTACCAGATATATGTATAAGATTAGTTTGCAATATAGATCCACCAGACTCTAGTTGTTTTACTACTTGTTGTAATGCAAAGTTATTAGATTGCAAAGCTGGTTTGATTGTTTTCAAACAACTTGCAAGTCCAGCAAACTTACTTTTGAAGTGAGGATTCTCATCACCTTTGAATGGATTTTTTACATCATGCAATAGGTTGAATAGATCCTTATCAAAATCTGGTTTATTCTTTGTCTTTTGCTCTGGCATTGTCATACTCCACTATTAAATTGTTAATAAAACCTGAATACTTTTCACACATATTTTCACCATATGTTTTATTCCACATAAGTATTATTTCTTTCAATGTAAACTTCATCTTCATTCTCCTTTTGTTTTGACAACAAGTGTACCTTTCTTGTTGCGTGTTATTACATAGTTACTATTAGGAAACTCACATCTTCTAGCATCCTTAGGTACA